GCCAGCAAATTCAGGTAGCATCGCTAACTCAATCGCTGGTGCACCTTGTGGTGTTTTCCACAGCTTCCAGTTAGGGTTAGCCTTACGCCAATCAATGTATGCCTGTACCCATTGAGGTCCAGTCGCTTGCCAAAAGTTAACATCTTCCTTCTGTGGGTTAGCCTTGGTTGCTCGACCACCAACACGTGCATTGGTCAGGTCCTTGTCACCAAGTTCTTGTGCCCAGGCCTTAGCCCATAGTTCATTCTGCATTTTCTAAGTCCCACATTTCTGTCGCCGTATGGAAGGCAGAGCCACCTACTGACCAGACTGATGGTTCCTCAGGAACCTGCATGAGTCGACCAAGGTAGTACTGATAACCGCAGTCGACATAGGTACTGAACGCTGAGTAACTCACGTGTTCAGGTAATTCGTAATCTCCAAGTTGTATCATGAGATAACTATAACACACTCAGCCATCAGTGCCAGTAGGCGTACCTGAGTCGCTTACTTACGTGGTCAGATTCTGTGTGTATAATTAAATATAATATATAATAAATAAACCCCCTTCGGGGGTTATATTATATAATATATATATACTATAGGAGATACTATGTTAGAAGTTTTCTTTGGAGTATTACTAGCAATAGCAGTACGTGATGTGTACCTAGAACTGATTGAGAGATACAGACAGTATCGATTCAAGCGAGACCTGAAGGCTATGGGTGACCTGCTCGAAGACCTAGAGGCTGACGACGACGATATTAAGTAACCGATAAACGACAAAAGACCCCCTCGCCCTAGTATTTCTACTAAGGTAAGGGGGTTTCTTGTTGCTATCGGCCCGCTAGGGGCCTTAAATGGTTACTCTGAACCTTTGCCGTAGGCAGTCTCTTTAGGGTCTAACGCCTTCAGGATAGGTGCTGCAAGGGACGCAAGGAATGCTGAGCCTAATGCCTTAGGGTCTGTTACTCCTGCGATGTACATTGCTAGCACTGATGCGAAAGCGGCACGTAGGTATGTGCCTGCGATTGCAACTAGTTTCTCTGTGTTCATAAGTCCTCCTTAGGACTGTGTAGGATTTGACGTATGGACCTTGCAACAAGTGCATACTGCTGTCTTATACGTTTTCTTACGTGGCGATGGTGTGAGTATCGCCTTCACCTGATTGGTTACCTTAGGCTGGTTGAGCCACCAGAACCACGGTGAAGTATCATTGCCTGCCCCATCATTGATTGAAATATGTAGGTGCTTGTTATGCTTGTTACTACCTGTGTACTCGCGGTCACCTTCGGCTTCGCGTTCCTTCGACCAAATCTTTCCCTTGAAAATCAGGTACTTGACTCTCTTGTCTTCCTTTAATTTCTGGAAGATATCGGCGCAGTCGATGCCACGCTTAGGGTCGTGGGTTAAATCTACAGCAAGACCTGTGTTATGGTCGCTGGTTGGATTCTGTGCCTGATGTACTTTCGACGGCAGAAGTCCATCGGATACTTTCAAACGAGAGGGCGCTATCGCTGTGGCTTGTCGAAGGACAGCAGTAGCGGCAGGTGTGGCTTTCTTGACAACAGGCTTCATTATTCTCCATCTTTCTTTTCCTTTGGCTTTGATTTTAATCCGTTCCCTGCAAGTACGCCAGCAAGAGAACCAGTAAGAAACACGCACAGGGTACTAACAAGGTCAATAAATGCAGCATCGTTGGGTGCCTGCTCTCCTAATGGTTGTGTAATAAATAGTAGCGCATAGAGTAATGCGAAGACTGAGCCAGCAAATACAATCGCTAATATGATTCCAATAGTTACAATCAGTCGTGCGTGTAAGTCCTCTGGACTAAACTTATTTCTTTGGCTCATCTAATACTCCAGGCAGAATGTCTTTGGTACAAGTACCAGTCGGTAAACATTGAGGTGGGTTGCACTCAGGCTTTTCCCAGTTTTCAAACTCTTGACATGGGTATCTAACCCAACCTTGGTACCCGCAACCACTAAGAGTTATTGCGAGAAAGAAGGATGCGATAAATCTCTTCAACCTGTCGCTCCAATCTAGCTACTGAATCCTTAACACTTGAGCCACCATTAGGCTTTAGTTCATTGAGGTAGTGCTTGACTAACCAACGAACACCAGTGGCAAAGCCGCCTACAATTGTTAATACTGCAACGGCTACCGTTGCGTAGTCTTGTGCTTGCATTAGACTGTCCTAATCGTGATATCAATGACACCACCATAGCCCGTGAATCCACGGTCTGGAGGTGTGAGGCGGGTGAATGAGACTTGTTCAATGACAGCCTGGCGTGACTCACCTGTGGTTAAGTCTTGCCATGTTACAACGTCACCATTTTCTTCAATGGATTCTAGTTGGGCAATTCTATCGAAGGCTCTGCCTTCATATCCAACCTGTACATTGTATCGGTCTGTCTCCACGTCATAGCAATAGACGGGGAATCTCATTACTCGCTGGCGAGGCGTAGCGATAGTCGCCTTCGCTTGGTAGCCTTGCATGATTGGTCCCTTGGTAGCATCAGTACCATCACGATATAGAATAAACTTGTAAGCCAGGTACTCCTGTGCTTCTTGTGGGTTAGATGTAGTTACTTCTACTGGAGGTACAGATGCATCATATGAAACAACATCGTACTCTGTACCATCTGCTGTAACTGTTTCAAGGGTCATAGACCCGAACTCAAAATCTCCACGTGCTACAAGGCGCTTGAAGTTCTTAGGCTCTAACGTATTGTACCTGATGTAACCTGTTGTTAGATACCCTGATGGGTATAGGTTCGCTGACTCAAGATAGATAGCACCATCGGTTACTTCATAAGCAGTCGTAAAAGCAATGCGGTCAGTTACACCAAGAAATGCACACGCTGTTGTATAATGTTCAGTTGTTTGTGAGACATACACATCGTTTGCATAAGCAAAACGTAATGGGCTTATTTCTAAACCAAGGTCGATACGAGTGAGTCCACCATCTAATGCCCCAACTCCAGTCGCAGCCCATACGAATCTATCTCTACCAGCAAAGTCGTAGACTGGCTGTGATGTTTCTAGGATAAGTGGACCATAGTTAATTGAACCATCTTGGTCTGATACAGTTGCAACACGTACACCCTTATTGGTTCCGATGCACATGTAGCCTAGGTAGTAGTACAACTTCTCAACGAATTCACCAGCAGGTAGTTCTGCTGCAACAACAGCAGATGTTAGTGTTGGCATTACACCAGCAGTTGTGAGTGTATACTTCTGAATAGTTGAGTAGATACCTGAGTGACCAGCAGTATAGATAGCAGGGCCAGAAGCTGCCACAGATGTATAGTGGTAGTTTGTATTGGGGTTAGTATATACTGGGCTTGGTAATGCAGAAGCATTAGTTGGCAACTCATACACAGCATTGTTTACGCAAAGGATAATACGGTCCTTGATAAACTCCATAGTAGCATACTGAATAACAACACCAGTAGCAGTAAACATTGGAGACGGAATAGTTGTAGTATTATCAGTTAACAACTTTTTGTACATGTGAAGTTTATTTGCTCCACCTGCAACAGCATTTGATACCCAATAAGCATATATGCCATCATCACAGATGGCGCGTACTGGCTCTGCACCAGAGGTTAAGTAGTCAATAAAGTGGGTAACAGTACCATCTGCAGCAATTTTGTCTACATCATACTCATCATGAAGTAGAACGCCTTCTGTGCCATTCCATTGAATAGAACGTGCATGTTGGTTAGAATGCTGATGGTCTGTACCTGTAACTGGACCAGTAGTTTGATGTGTATTGATTACATCATTAAGTAGCGTTACTTTACCCTGTGTCCAAACATCTACACCCTTGCTATCGGCAAAGCGATAGTGGTCAGGTGAGTTAGATGTTGTGTTTGCTGGGTCGTAGAAAGTTATACCGTCCCCGCCATGAAAGCTTTGCTGACTACGAATCCACCAACCAGTAAGTGATTGCTCACCTGGTTCAGTCTGATTGTCAAACTGTTCCTTACGGAACGGTGCAGTCTGTCGGATATAAGGACGTGCATCGTTGATTGCATAGATAAATGGCATACCACCAAGAGCAGTATCATATGCTACATCAGTGTTCTGCCAGATAGATGTAGTAGAAACTACACCAACATCAACAGCAATTGCCCGCGTTGCACGACCTTCGGTAATATCACGACCAGCCACGTAGACTCCTTAGTTTGGTTGTTCTTTCATTTTCTTTTGAATATTATCCATTGTCCAGTACATGCCATAGTAATCATAATCAACAGAGAATCGTTTCATATGTTTTACTAGCGCACCAGTGTGTGCGTGTAGTGGAACTCCAGCAGCCTTCATCTTACGGAAGAACACAATGTCTTCTCCGATAAACTGGTCATCATTGTTAGTTGCTGCAGTCTCCATAAACATTGACTGATTAGGATGTGCTTCGCGCATCTTCTCAACGATAGACCTGTGCATAAGCACTAAGCCAAAGCCAGCAGAGTCACACGTTACTACCTGATTAACTGGCAGTGGGTGTAGATACTGAATCTCAAACTCTGATACATCATTAAACAAAACTGGATATGGCTTCATGAGTGCGCCTTCATTCTCTTTAGAGATAAAGTACACACCGCTTACAACTGGACGATGGTGCTTGTCCGCAGTTGCCCATAACTTCTGCATTACATCGGTAGTCAGAACAATGTCTGAGTCTACCCATAGCAACCAGTCAGTTTTCATGTGGTCAGCCCAATAGTCAAACAAGACTTGGCGTTGTCTGCCAATCTGATTACCTTGAACTCGGATGGAAGATGCGATAGGCATCTTGTTGGCTCCGCCAGTAATTACAGCAGTCATAAGACCCTCTGTAAACTTGCCGTCCACCATTCCGTTATCGCACCATCCGATTGCTACTGTTTCTTTTGGTCCTATCATTTGTCCCCTGCTTTCCTTATGATATGAGAGTGTTAATCTCTTCCTCGGTCAGTCCTAGTTTAGCGTAGATAGCCAATTTCGCCGATAGGCGTGCTGCTTCTTCGGCTGTTTCTTCGGCTGCCTTTGTTTGGTTTGCTTCAATTACAGAAACTTCTTCATCTGTAAAATCACGAAAAGTTTCTTCTCCAGTTTGAATGTTTACTATTTTTTCTTTATACATTAGTCTCTCCCATAAACATAAATAGTTCCATTATCAAAATTGCCAGCAGTGCTTTGAAGGCTAAGCGATGTTATAGGAGCAGCAGCATTAAAGTAACCACCAGCCGTATATGCTCGTTGTCCGTTGCCAGAATTGTCTACAGCGCCACCAGCAAACCAATATGGTTTTATTTTAGTAGATTTAGCACCTTGAACCATACAGTAACCATCCATAGTGTAGGCAGCAGTACTGCCGCCTCTTGCTAAAGTTAAAGTACCAGAATTTGAATCTGAAATATTATCAAAGTTAGTTGCAGCATATGAAGCATTTGCCAATATTCTTGAACCATTGTAGTAGTGACCATTTGCTGAGCCATTAAAAGATATTCCTATAACAGCATTTCCGCTAGCAGTTGATGCACTTGCTACTAAAATTAATAAGTCGTTAGAGGTTATACCAGATATGGTAATTGAAGTGGCACCAGTTAAAGCAGTCCCACCAGTATTGAGCAAAGTGTATCCATCGGCAACACTAGAGGCAGGAGGTATCTGTACTAGCGCCATTAGATTACATCATTTCCAGCAATGTGGAATGTAATTGCAGATGCTGATGCAGCACTGCCAGTAATTGTTTCTCCGCTATAGATGACCTGTGCTAGGTCAATATAGTGGGTACTGTTAGCAGCCAATGATGTGCTAGTTGCAATTGGAAATGTTCCCATTGCTAGTGTGTAAGCCACAGCAGCAGTAGTAGCATTGCTGACTACAATGTTATTTACTGACACAGCAATATCTGTTGGTGTAGTAAATAGCACTGTACCTGCAGTTGTAGAGGCTGTACCTCTATACAGGGTATAGGTTGACTCAGACATCTGTTGGCTCCTGCTCTGTTGTTGGCTGCTCTTCTGTCACAGCAGGTTCTTCTACTGCAACCAATTCTTCTGCTGGTACGACGTAATCCCAACGAAGAGTTTCTTCGTTAAGAACATAACCGTCAATCTCTGGATTTGGTTCAACAAATGCATCACGTGTTTCATCATAAATAAAACCAATGCCAGCATAGTTTTTACGTATATTACCATTGTAAGATGTGCGAACGCACTTTTGTCCTCGGAAGTTTCCATACCAAGTCTCAGGGTCTAGCCCTTCAATAAGTTCAGTCTCGTCAATTCCAACGATGACTTCTGTTACAATATTATTCTCATCTAAAAAAGCGTAGTGTGCCATTATGCCCAACTCACATTCCCTGTACCAGCAGTAATAGTAGTTACCTTAAATGAACCATCAGTTGCTGTTGAACCAGTCAATCCAGCACCAATAGTAATTGTTCTTGTATCTGGGTAGCGTAGGATTACAACTCCTGAACCGCCATTGCCACCTGTTCCAGCACCGCCAGTACTGTGAACTCCACCGCCACCACCGCCAGTATTTGCAGTTCCAGCATTTGAAGTTGGTGTTGATGAGCCATTTGCTCCACCACCTGTACCACCTGATGCGTTATTGTTTTGACCACCGCCACCACCGCCACCGCCGCGAGTTACGGATGTGCCAGTAATAGATGATGCTCTTCCATTTCCACCACTGCCACCATTATTTTGGGCTTGATTTCCACCAACTGCAGATGCGCCTCCGCCTCCGCCACCACCATTCCAACTAGCGGTTGCGGTACCACCTTGGGCACCTTGAATAGTATATAATTCAATAGCAAATGGAGTTATAGCAATTGCAGTTCCAATTCCTGCTGGTCCACCACTACCCGATGAACCAGAAGCACCACCACCACCAGAGCCACCTTGAGTTCCTGAATACCAACCTACTCCACCAACGAACTGTCCACCACCGCCACCGCCTCTTGCGGTTACAGCACTAAAAACACTGTTGCTGCCACTGGATGGATATGTTTCAGCAGCTCCTCCTGCTCCAACAGTTACTAAATAGTTTGTTCCAGTTCCTAAAGAATAATTATTAAATTCTCTATATCCACCAGCACCGCCACCGCCACCTGAGTAGCCGTATGAAGCAATACAATTTCCACCAGGACCGCCACCTGCTACAACTACTGCGCTTGCGGTGAATAAAGGACCAACCGCTAAAGCGGTATTAACTTTAACACCTTTACCTGCACCATTATAATTACTGTCAGATACATAAACATCATATGAAGCGCTAGACGCTGAACTAGGTATGTTAAAAGTTAAAGTTGCTGTAGTTGCTGTAGTAGAAGCAGTTCCAGTTATTCCTGATGGAATAGAAGTTGCAACATAAGTACCATTACCATTAGGACCTAAAATATTATTTGTATTTTTAGTCACTACGATAGTTGAACCAACAGCACCATTGTTATCAATAAGTGAACCTGCTGTTGAGGCAACTGTAATTGAATCTGATGGACGCGCAAAGTTGCGTCGTGTGTTTCTAATATTTCTTGGCATTATGCAATCTCGCTTCCGAAGATGTTGAATGAGGTTTGTCCATTAAATGATTCAACACTAACTACATCTGTAGCAGCAAGGGTAACACCCATTGTTAATGTGATTGAATCTTCTGGTGCAATACTGATATCATATGCAACATAGTGTTGATTGGCTATGGCTGCACCTGCTGGTCTTACTGCAATACGAAATGTGGTGGGTGCTCCACCTAGGTTAGCAACTACGATGGTAGACACCACCGCACTGCTTGCTGCTGGTACGGTGTAGGCCGTTGTCAGCGTGTTTGCACTTGGAAAAGATTGACCAAGTACTTTATATACTGTTGGCATTTTAGGCTCCCATTAACATAAATACGTCGGATAGTTGCGCCCCACTGGCTGCGCCAGTAGAAGCAGAGGTTAATCTACCGTAGGCATCTACGGTGAGTGTTGCACTTGTGTAAGTTCCAGCAGTTACTGCTGTTGTTACTAAATCTACCGTAGGAGCAGTTGATGTTCCTCCGATAGAAATTCTTGTTGTGTCAGCCGAAGTAACAGAAGTTACTGGCGCTGTGCCATTTGAGGCAGAAGTAATACGCCCTTGGGCATCTACCGTTAAACTTGTATAAGTATATGAAGCAGGAGTTACTGCTGTGTTAGCAAGGTCAAGAGTTACAGTTCCTGATGTTCCTCCACCAGATAATCCAGTACCTGCTGTAACTCCAGTAATGTCTCCAGGGTTAGGCGCAGCCCATTCAAGTCCAGTTGCAGTTGCGCTATTAACGCTTAGCACATAACCATTGGTTGCAGATGCTGTTAACTCTGCTGGAGTGGATGCTCCACTTGCTGCAATGATTGAACCCTTAGCAGTAAGTACAGTTTTCTGGATAAAGTTAGATGTATCTGGGGCTACTAAATCCCAAGAAGTACCATTATAAACCTTCATCGCATTAACTACTGAGTTAAAGTAAAGTGCTCCAGTAAGGAGTGCGCTACCATCATTATCTAGTGTTGGGTCAGATGTCTTACTACCAAGGTAACGGTCATCAAACTGGTCATAAGATGCAGCAGCGCTAGTCGCTGATGTAGCAGCACTTGATGCAGATGTTGCAGCAGCAGTTGCAGAGTTTGCTGCTGAAGTTGCATAGCCAGCAATCGTTGCTACTGAAGCGGCTGCGGTTGTTGCAGATGCTGCAGCGGATGTCGCTGATGTGGCTGCTGCGGTAGCACTGGCTGCAGCACTTGTCGCACTTGTAGCCGCGGCTGTTACGCTTGCGGCTGCACTAGTTGCACTAGTTGCCGCTGCTGTGGCAGAGGCTGCTGCGCTTGTAGCAGACGTTGCTGCTGCTGTAGCAGAAGTTGCTGAGGCTGTAGCGGAAGAAGCAGATGCTATTGCTGATGTTTCAGAACTAGCAGCAGAAGTAGCAGCAGATGTTGCACTAGTGGCTGCACTAGTTGCAGAAGTTGCTGCTGCAGTTGCACTGTTAGCAGAGGATGTTGCATATCCCGCAATGGTAGCCACAGAGTTTGCTGCTGTTGTTGCAGAAGCCGCTGCTGATGTTGCTGATGTTGCTGCAGAAGCAGCACTTGTTGCGGCTGCTGCTACCTGAGCATCTGCGAAGTCTTTGCGTACTGCATCACTTGCATCAGTTGGTGTAGCAAGGTTTGTAATTTTGAACCCACCAGCATTAAGTACATCGCCCATAGTCTTATTAGTAAGAGTCTGTACTGCCGTAGTAAGAACTACTGTGCCAGTTGTATTAGGTAGAGTAATTGTATTATCTTGAGTTGGGTCTACTACTGTAAGTGTGGTTTCGTAAGCATCTGCAGTTGCACCTTCAAAGACAATGCTTGCATCTACTCCAGCACCAGAGATGCTAGGGTTAGTGATGACAGGGGCTGTAAGTGTCTTGTTGGTCAGTGTCTGTGTATCTATTGTTCCAACTACAGATGATGAGTTAGAGATACCGTGTACACCAGTTGATGCTTCAACGTGGGCATTGGCTTCGCGGTAGTCACGACCAATAGCCATGTGACGAGCAACCGCACCAGCAGAGTGAGCCTGTGCGGATGAACCATCAATGGCTCGAGTAATTGTAAAGGTGTTGGTCGATACCGCGGTGGCATCTACAATTTCTTCAATTGCTGTATCTGGGTCAAGTACGATAGTAAAGGTTGTGCCAGCGGGGATGGTTACACCACCCATGAGCGCTGCACCTGAGACAACAACCATTGACGATGCGCCAGCGGTAACGGCGCTTGTCAGTGTTGTTTGCTGAGAGCGAGAGGAGTAATTGCGTGTTGTCATTTATATTCCTATCGAGTATAATGAATTCGTGGCGGGTATTGACTTTGTATAGCTGACACTTCTTCGTTCAAACGTTGTGAGTAGAGAGCGAAGAGTTGCTTTGTTGCTGATGCACTTGCACCGTATGGGCGCTTGCCATCTGTTTCGTCCGCCTGTGGGCTAATCTGACCTGAACGTGCTGGGTCAAGGTAAGCCAATAATCTGTATGATGCACCAAGAATTACGATGTCACGTGCTGACTCAGAGAAACCTGTAGTAGTCGTGAATACATCTGAGGTGTTTTCCATTGCTGTTGGTGGTGTTGCATACATCACCTTTACCGTACGTCCTGGAGTAATAAAGTCATAGATAGTTACAGTCTGAGTGTTTGCACCCCATGTAGTAACATCTGCAAATGGGTCGAAGTCCCAACGACGAATACGAATCCATTCCTTAGAAGGACCAGTGTCCTGCCATGACATAGTAAGAATGTTTTCAATGTTTAAGTCTTCAAACTCGTAAGTATTGACTGCTGCATTGAAAGGAAAGGTAGTCTGCTTGACAGACAACAGGCTTGCACCCATTGCTCGAATAGTATCGTTGATTGCCTTCTTGACTACATAACGTGGGAAGATAGGTGAGATACTTACCTTCACATCAGCAGCATGTGTAGATGCTGGTGTTCCTAGATAGCCACGTCCGTATGGAGATACAGTTGCTGTGTTGGATACACGGTCAAATGAATCAACCCACATTAACTCTTCATCAATCTCAAGGATGCCTTTACCTACGTTGCTCGTATCTCCAAGAGATAGGATTGTAGGTGCTGTGCTTGGTGATGTAAGTGTGGTGACTGCAGTCTTAAGATATGTTGAACGTTCCTGTTGGTATGTATAACCTGAAAGGTTGATAAGAACTTCATCAATCATCTGTGCTAGTGTTGTCATAGGTCTATGCTCCTTAATGCAACAACGGCTGATAGTCCAGTAGTTCCCGCTAGTTCATTACAGATAGCGTTTAGCATCTTGTAGTCTCTAGGCTGACGGCTTGCGCTGGCCTTAATGTTTAGTGCTGCTATAATACCTAAGCCGTTAGTGTCAGCATAGTTATTTGCTGCACCTTGTTCAGACTGGTATGCACTTGGTACGGGATATGTTCCACCATTTGCAAGACGATTCAACTCGTCAGCAAATGTGCTACCTGCTACTCCTGTTGCCATTATCTAAACCTCGCAGCCTTCTTCGCTATGGACTTTGGTTGTTTTACAAACTGCTTACCCTTTGCATTACCTGCAGCTTTAGCCTGATTAGTTGCTTTCTTTTCAGAAGCACTCAGCGCAGACCATGCCTTCTTGGGTAAATATCTTTTCTTGCCTTTGGATGGTTTACCATCAGAAGTTGTCCACTCTTCCTTGGTCCATTTCTTTAAGGACTTTTGTGACTTAGCAAGTGCCATTACTTGTAACCGCCTCCTGCTTTTTTATACTCAACTGCAAGCAACTGAGCCTTACGAGCAGACCATTCGCCAGGGTCTCCACCCTTTGAGCCTGCCTTAATCTTCTTGAACAAGGAAGCACGCATTGCTGGCTTGGTATAATTACCAGCCGCATTGACTTTTGACTTAGCCTTCTTCTTTACCATTTGACTTTATCCGCCCAGTAAGCCGCAGACATCTTGCCCTTAGCAATGTTCTTAGCGTGACGTGCCTTGAACGAAGCCTGACGCTTCGTAGGCTGTCTATCGCCAGTCACACCCTGTTGACCAAAGCGAATAGTCTTGACCTTATCTCCTTCTTTAGCCACAACTACATGGCTTTTCTTTGGGTGATTTGGTGTACGCTTAGGCTTGTTGAAGCCTGATACTCCTGCTCGCTTTAGTCTTGGGTCTGCCATTTTAATTCCTATCGATTCTTATTTTGCTTTACAATATCTTCGAGAAGTTTTTGATATTCTTTAGGAGAGTACTCCTTGATTACACCAATACGAGGCTTTGCTGTAGGCGTAGGTGTTACCTTGCCTAAGTCACCCATTTTAATAGTTGAGCCACGTCCAGTTGTAACAACAACCTCAGACTTTTTAGTGGCCTGCGGTGAAGCCTTTGGCTTAGGCTTTGGAGTTACTTTTGGTTTTGGAGAAGCCATTTATTACTTCTTGCCCATCTTCTTCATAACCATCTTCTTTGCTGTCTTCTTAACAGCCTTCTTCATTGGCTTGCCAGTCTTCTTAGCCTCAGCCTTAGCCATTGCCATTCCCTTTGCTGTGTATGCAAATTCCTTCATTCCTACTTTTGGCATTATACTTGTCCTATCTCTTTCATTACCGCTGCGGTTGATTGGTTTATGTTTTTTGCATCTGGCATTGAATTAGCATTGTACGGCTTATTCAATACTTCGGAGGCATGTTCTGCCTCACGAATCTTCTCCATCGAAGTGCCACCAGGTTGGATACCCTGTGCCTTCGCATTAGCGTATGCAGATAGTTCGTTCTCAAAGCGCTTACGTGGAGCACTTCGCTGACTGTTAGCATCGCCAGTATTCATTTGAAGTCCTCTGGCCTTACAGCCAAAGCAATCAGGACCACACTTGGTGTGGTCTACAAAGATTTCATTCTCATCAGGGAATGGTTCAGTTGATGTAGCGTCACAATGCACACACCCATATAATGCTGAGTATGGAACCATGTCTCCATCTACTAACTTGTATGCCCATTCAAGAACTTTACTTACGTGTTCGTGTCCCATATGTCCCTTATATTGCTGTGAAGTTTGCGGTAGTCACTCCAACGTTTCCGTTGATTAGTGCCTCACGAGTTGCCTCATCTACAGTATACTTGCTACCACCAAGATATACTTCTTGGTAAGTTTCAAGGTCACCATCGTATGGATAGCGAACCTGACGGTAAGTTCCATTAACTCTGATAATACTGATGCCACGTGTTAACTTGTAGAATGTAAAGAGTCGCTGAACTCCTTCAAATCCTTCGTCGACAGTTGGTGTCTCGAAGATGTAATCTGTCATGACTCCTCCTTTAGTGGACTCACCACCAGACAGGGTTTCCCCTGTCCAGCAGTCAATTAACTACTAGAGAGCAGCGATTGATGAACCTGATGTGATTCGGTATAGAGCTTCGTCACGGTATACTGCAAAGCCAAGTACGCCGTACCAACCCATTGGGCGGAAACGCATCAACTTATCAGTTACGTTACCGATAACTACGTGTGGCTCTTCAGCTACGGCTTCTGCCATTGCTTGTGAACCTGCAACGATTGTATCGAATACGCGTGTTACTGGAGTTACAGTAAGAGTTGTTGAAACTGTTACTGCTGCAGTGTTTGCTGTATCAACTGTGATTGTTGTTGTTGAACCTGATGTTGCGATAGCAGTAATCTTAGCACCTGATGCGATACCAGTTCCTGCAATCTTATCTCCGACCTCAGCACGTGCTGCGATAACAGATGATGATGCAACGCCAACAGTGAATCCTGCTGATGTTCCAGCAACTGTTGCTGCTGTTGTTGCCAATGCTGTCTGGTCTGCACCTGACTTAGCATTGTACAAACGTGATGACTCTACGAAGAATGCGCCTTCGTACTCACCGATTTCTCCAGCCCAGACCTTAGATGCATTCTCTGCAGACTGTGACTGTGGGTAGCGCCATCCGAGGTCGCCTGTCTCAGCACGAAGGTCGTGTGAAACTTCTGGGTGGATACCAACCCAGTATGAAGCTCCGCGACGGCCCTTTGCCTTGTTTGAACGTAGCTTAGCAACAGCCTTGCGGATGTCTGCTGAGTCTAGTGTATCGGCTGCATCTACGCCAGCAACTGTTGTTGCGTTACCTGCGAAGATGTTGTTTGAACCTGAG